CAGGTTGATTTAGATCCTTATCATCTTCGCCGCCATCCATCAAACGACCCGCAAGCATCGCTCCGCCGCCGACGATGCCAACCAATGCTGCACTCTTTCCAAATCCAAATCTTTTGGCTGCACCAAATAATGCGGGTATTATCTTTGATGCCAGTTTAATAACAAATCCACCAACAACTTTAATTAGTTTTACTGCAAACCGACCAAAACTATTTCCAAATAACAAGTATGCTGCAAGTAGAACAGGCCAAGTGTTCTTAAAGAAATCACCAATAGCATCTATCTTTTCTTCATTCTCTGGATCAGTAAACCAATTAATTATTTTAATCAGTATCGTACCAATCAAAACATTCTTGATAAAATCAAACAGTCCACCAAGAAATCCTTTGACCGGTTTAATTAATTTGGAAGCGCCAGATATAAAACTTTTGATACCAGAATCTTCTAATTTATTTTCTGCTCCTTCTCTCTTTTGTTTTTCCGCACGTTTTCTATCTTTCTCTGCCTGGTTTGCAGAAAGTTTTTGTTGCCTCTTTAAAATTTCTATAATAGAATTAACACCCTTTAAAATATCTTTTAAGGGATCACTCTTTCTTGGTGCGCTTTTCTTCTTTTCACCTTCCTCTTCTTCAGGTGCTTGATAAGGAGTTATTGCACTGGTAGGAAGTGCCTTTTGTTTTGGGGCAATCTCAGCTGAACTAAACTTAAGTTTAGAGGGATCTACTGCTCCAGTTTTTACATCTTGCTTTACTTCATCGGTCTTTCTATCAAAGAAAGCATCTGGTTTTATTGTTGTCTTCTTTGCTTCTGGTCTTGCTTTATTAAATCTTTTTTTTCTTAATTTTAATATCTCTTGTTGAAGAGGTGCAATACGGGGATCACTAGCATCCTTAATTGTTAATGTATTGGCTGCCTCCATCAAGGCACTAAGATAATCCTCTTCCTCCGACAAATTATCGAGGTCAATACCCATCTCAAGAAGGATATCAATAGGATCAGTGGTCTTAGCCGCCATACTTTCGTTGCCGCTGTTCTTGTTTTTCTTGTTCTTCCTTGAGATGTTGCTTTAGAAGTTCAACATAGATGTCTCGTTCCCAAGGCATCATGTTTTCAATCTCAGTTAATGAATATTTATGGTACTGTATCAAGGCAAAGTTGAGTCTAAAATAAGCCTCAAGATCCATGTGGATCATGCCTAGGCGAAAAAACTTGCCAGTCCCTCCAGAAGGACTTCATTTTCCTTCTCGGTATTTGGATTTACAAACTTCACAGTATGTGAGAGTTTTGGCATCGTCTCAAAGAAAGTTTCAATCTCCTTAAACTGGGTAGAATTCATCTGCTCAAGGAATTCTTTAATTTCTTTCTTAGTGCAATCCGCAGCTGCCCATACCTCTTCTTCACTATAAATCTTATCAACACAAGATGCAATTAAATCAAAGGATTGTTCCATTTGATTCTTCTCATTAAACTCAAAATTATTTGAAATGAATTGATCCAGTGAAGGATATTTCATTTCCATCATCAAGGTATCATCAAGTTTGATCTGACGAGTGTGATCATCATTCTTCGCTACCCGAATATCATCTAATCCAATTGTAACTTTGACTTCAGTTACACCATCATCAGGAGCAATTAGATTGACTTCGATTTCTTCTCCAACAGACTTTCCACGAATATTAAGGAAGAGATATTCAATATCAAATGTAGGAAGTTGTTCTACCTTAACTCCCCGTGTCTGAATACAATTTTTCAGAACAGACTTAATTGCTGTCGTGATTTGTTTTGTATCCTCACTCTCCATTGCAAGGACAAGAAGTTTTTCTTCCTTGACTAAGAAAGGTCTATATTGAATTGTCTGTCCAGTCGATGGCAATTCAAGATCATACTTGGGCGTAGCAATCTTTGGTAAAGGCATAATGACCTATAGTTAGTATTTCAGTGTGATTATTTAGAGGGGTTTTTCTAAGTTCCCAACGATGCGGCTAATTCTGCAGTAAGTCTATCTCCAGCTTTTCCCTCTTCAATAAGTTGTTGTTGTGTAGAAAGTAACCTTGCTCCAGTCGCAGAGTCATAAAGGCCCTCTCCTTCAGATCCAGTATTCTGGATAATATTTTGTTGAATTTTAGATTCTTTCTCTTGAGCGACTGGTGGTTCTTGAGTATTCTGTTGCTGAGGTTTTTGAGTTGGAACAGAGGGTTGAGGTTGTTGTTTTGGTTGAGTAATTTCTGTAATAACATATCTCAAATATGTCATAGAGACACTACACTTCAAAAGACTAGAAGAGTCATAACTCACTGGCATCGATGATACAGAGATAGGATATGCTCCGATGAATTCATACTCTAAAGAAGAGTGTCCATGGTTTTGAAGTGCTGTCTGATAGTCCCTTTCAAACTTTATTATCTTAAGTCCTCTTTCACATCTATACTCCTTAGGAAAATTCATTCTATAGTGATAATTAATGTTATTCAATTCTATTGTAGATCCATCAGATCTGGTCCCAGTTTCACCTGTTACAAATCTCATCCATCTTTCAAAAAATCTAATGGGTGTATACTTTTCTGCATCCACATAAAATGTAAAGTCTATCCTATCATCATACATTCTTCTATGTGCATACCTTTCGGTTACACCAGTAAAATCATTTTGAAGTTCAAAAGTTGCAATCTGAGAACCTGGGAGAGATGCATCAGAACATGATATATTCAATATATCTTGGTCTGCACCGTCTGGAACAACACCTTTTAATAATGTATTGAGATTATCAGACCCTATGGGAATCTGCACCTCAAAGTGAGATGTCAATGCTGGTCGTAATAAACCCGATTTAATTTGTGCAATCGTTCTGTTACTAGGCATTTATAAATAGTTTTTACCTTATATATTATGTATGGCAGAAAGTATTAAGAGTAAATACAAACCATCATTTCCTAAAAAATATAAGGGCGATCCTAATAATATTATATGTCGAAGTAGTTGGGAGCGCAAGTTTTGTCGTTGGTGTGATCTTAATGAAAATATTCTTCAGTGGGGTAGTGAAGAATTTTACATTCCATACATGTCTCCTCTTGATAAAAGAGTTCACAAATACTACCCAGACTTTATCATAAAAGTGAAAGAAAATGCAGGTCAAATTAAGACCTATGTAATCGAAGTTAAACCAAAGAAGCAAACAAAACCACCAAAAAAGAAGCAGAGAGTCACCAAGTCTTACATCTTTGAATGCAAAACTTGGGAAGTAAATAAAGCAAAATGGAAAGCTGCTGTTGAATTTTGTGAGGATAGAAGAATTGAATTTAAGATTATTACAGAAGACGAACTAGGTATCAAATGAACCGCATAGAATCTAATATTCAAGAATTTAAATCTGAAAAGAATCTTGATGATAGGATGGATTTGATACTATATGCGTTGAATGATACTGTAACACCCATACCCGAAGAGGGAAACATCTGTACCTTCAAATATTATGCGAAGACTCCAAATATTGAATATGATCAACATCCATTAGTTGCGGTGAGTGATATCTTCTCTTGGGGGTTTCGTGGTATCAACTTTCATTGGAGAGATTACAGACAATATACCTGGGAAGAATTGGGAACTCAGGTCTATATTGTCTATAGAGAAGAACTTGATGATTTACTATCATTACAATATACAAAACGAGTACTAAATAAGTAAAAAGAACCATATCTAATGGCATCGGCAACTAGTAAAGTCGCACCAGTAAAAACACAGGAGTCTGGCGCATTTGGATCTACAAGAGACGTGCAAAGGTATTATAAAACGGATGTCACTACTCTCGGTGATGGCAGTGTTAAGAGAGAAACCTATAGAACTGATGCACAGGGAAATAATTCTGTAAAGATTTCAGAAGTTACTGCTGACAAGAATGGTAAGATTACCAACGATACAACACTATCTACAGCCACAGCTGGAGAAAAGAAAGCATTAAGTGATCCAGACTCTCAATTAAGAAATTCAATAAGAACTCAAACCAAAGAAGCTGGAGATAAAGCAA